GATAGAGCAACAGCCTTCTAAGCTGTGGGTCAGGGGTTCGAATCCCTTAGGCGTGGCCAGTTAACGCAGCACAGCAGCAGCCCGGATGGTGAAATAGGTAGACACAAGAGACTTAAAATCTCTCGCTCGAACAGAGCGTGCCGGTTCGATTCCGGCTCCGGGCACCACCTACAGCAGCAGCTACAGCAGCAGACAGCAGCAACTCCAGGACGATCACAGCAGCACACAGCAGCAGCCCCTGAGACAGCATGTCGCGATCAGTCTCGGGGTCGCGAATGGTTAGTAAGCACTGACTGACTGGCTGCAAAGGAGAGTGCCGCTGCAGGGGCCAATCTGTGGCATTTTGGCAACATTTTGGCTGCGATCATTTTGGTTGACAGGTCTGCTCTGGGGTGCTATACTATATGCATAGTGAAGGAGCGAACAGTGAGAGCAAAAAGATCAGATCGTAATCATATCATCTACCAGATCGTAGGACCCCAGGGCATCTACGTGGGTGTCACAGCAAAGACTGAAACTACTGTATTGAAGTCAGTTCGTGCCCGCATAGCCAAGCACTTCTATCGCGCCCAACGTGAAACCAAAGCTTGGGCACTGTGCGATCTGCTTCGTGGCTATGCCAGCAAGGATGATATCGAAGTAAGAGTCATGGAGATCGTCAGGGGCAAGCAGGCAGCACATGCTCGTGAACGTGAATTGATCCGTGAATTGAACCCTGTGTACAACACTGACAAGAGAGGTGTATGATGTGGTACGTATACGATAAGAGATCATCTGCTGTGGTCAAAAGCTACAAGACCCACCCGGCTGCGCAGGCAGCTATCACCCGGGCCCATAAGAAGTATGTCAGGGCCTTCCCCTACGTGCCGGGCAGCAATGCTCATGAAGATGATCCCCTGTTCTGGATGGCCGCAGCGGATTCACAGTACTATCACATGTTCATCGAGCAGAGGAAGATCGTGCGCAATCTTATGTCGGGCAAAGAGGTAGAGATCTCTGTGAACACTCCTAGAAGCTGTGATCCTTCATCGGAACTGTACTGGTCGATGTAGGTTGACAGCACACTCAAAAGAGCATATACTGTAGGCTAAGTTAACAACAAGGAGCGCGAAATGGGTACACGATCACTAGTGGGTGTCATGCACGGCACCGTCTGCAAGAGCGTCTACTGCCACTACGATGGCTATCTCAGCTACACAGGCGAGATCCTTGACAAACACTACGACAGCAGCAAAGCCAACGCTCTGGTCGCACGTGGGGACAATTCGGGCATCAAAGAGACCCTGGAAGAAATGAACTTCTACGAAGATCGTGAAGCTCAGGGCGAGGATGTGGAAAAGTTTGTTAACAGCACACCTTGGCAAGTGGCACACACATTCGATGAGTTCCTAGATCAGGTCTCGGGCTGTGGTGCTGAGTACTACTATGTCATGCGTGACGGTGTGTGGTACGTGGGTGCCGTGTATGATGTTTCGGGATTGATCAAAGGCGGTTTGGTGCCCTTGACTGAAGCACTGGCCCAAAACACCATAGAGAACCTGCTGGCAGAAGAGGGATAACCCTACAACTTGAAGGGTTATTACTGTTAGGGGTTGACAACAGCCCCTAATGGTAATATACTAGAGGCTGTGTTAAACAAATAGGAGCGAACGCAATGTATATCACTTTTACTGAAGGTTGGTACAATATCAAGGGTCAGCCCACTAATGTCAGTGGACTCACTTTCAAGCTTGTCGAAGACTACAAAGTAGCCAAGACCGGCGAAGGCTATGTCACTGTAGAAGGTGGCGGACAGCCGGGCTTCCCAGATCGCTCAATCCGCATCAAGTGCCGTCAGGGTGACTACAATGTTGCAGGCAGTGCCAAACCCATCCCACAAGGAGTAACTATGCTTCAAGCACTGAAGAAGACCGCTAAGGGTGCCGAAGTCACCGACTTTACCCAGATTAAGGTCTCTGACGAGGCTGTAGCACACGAAAGTGACGAAGAGATCATCGAGCGTACCCGTCTGCGCTTTGATATCCTCAAGGATATGACCAAAGCAGTCAAGCAAGGCGATGTCCGTGCTATGATCGTCACTGGCCCTCCAGGTGTGGGCAAGAGCTTTGGTGTTGAAGAAGTACTAAGCAAAGACGATCTGTTTGACGTTATGGGTCAACGCAAGCCCAAGTACGAGATCGTTAAAGGTGCTATGAGTGCCATTGGTCTGTACTCAAAGCTCTACAAGTTCTCAGATGCTAAGAACATCCTTGTGTTCGATGACTGTGACTCAATCCTTTTGGACGACATTAGTTTGAACATCCTTAAGGCCGCGCTGGATTCGTCCAAGAAGCGTACTATCTCGTGGAACACTGACAGCCGTATCCTACGTAGCGAGGGTATCCCTGACAAGTTTGAGTTCAAGGGTGGTGCTATCTTTATCACTAACCTGAAGTTTGAGAATGTGCGCTCTAAGAAACTGCAAGAGCACTTGGCGGCTCTAGAGTCACGCTGTCACTATATCGATCTGCGTATGGACACAGATCGCGAGAAGGTCTTGCGTATCGAGCAGATCGTCAAGGACGGTATGTTGGATAGCTACGAGTTGGAGCAGGTCGCTAAGGATGAAGTCGTGGACTTCATCAAAGACAATCGTGCTACTATGCGTGAGCTGAGCCTGCGCACTGTGCTCAAAGTAGCAGATCTGCGCAAGAGCTTCCCAACTAACTGGCAGAACATGGCCAAGGTCACTGTTATGAAGGGTGCCTACTAATGGTAGACATTCTGATCCGTGACTGCCAATACGTTGGCCCGGAGCAGGACCCCCGACGGGGTTCGCTCCACTACTGTGGTGCTCCTGTGCTCGCAGGCAAGAGCTACTGTGGTGATCACTATTGGGTGATCTATAAACGAGGCACTGCCCTGGCCGGGAAGAAGAAAGAAAAGGCCATCGATGCTGAGATCGCTGATCTCAAACGTCAACAAGAGATAGACGAACTGGAGGAACAAAATGGGTGATCTTATTAAACTGATCGTGTACGCTGTGTTGATCACAGCACTGCTGGCCGCTGGACCTTTGCTGGTCATATGGAGTTTGAATACTCTGTTCCCTGTGCTGGCTATACCCTACACGATCGCTACCTGGTTTGCCACTTTGATTTTGGGTGTAGCATTGAATCCTACGGCCCGGATAAAGAAGGATTAAATTGGTGAAATGCGGGATTGCATTTCAGAATGGGATCCTGTAATATATGTGAACGCTGAAGAAAAAGTAATCAGCTATATTAACTTAAAGGAAACAAAGAAATGAAGATGATTTCAAAAGAGACCAAGACTTTCAAAGTCTTCAACGCACTGATGAACGGTGACAAGTTGACTGCTAGCCAAGCAGAGAAGCGTTTTGGCGTGAAGAACCTCGCTGCTGAAGCCAGCCGCATCCGTCAGAATGGTTATGCTGTTTACAGCAAGACTCGTACAGCTAACAACGGTGTTACTGTTACAGAGTACGAGTTGGGCAAGCCAAGCCGTGAAATCGTTGCACTGGGCTACAAGGCCAAGGCAATGGGCTTGACTTTAGAGACTATCTAAAGAGTTTTTCAAAGACCAAGCCGATTCGCTCCCGGGGCGGTACTTTGGGGTGTGGCAAAAATGCCACACCTTTTCTCTTGACCGGCACTCCTCAAATGTTGCAAAAAAGCAACAGAAATATTGGTTGACAGACAGCCCAAACTGCCATACAATAGACACAGTTAAATAGCAAAGAGGAGCGAACCCATGCAATTCACAGCAGACCAAGTTTGGGCCCTAGCGGTAGCCGCAGACCGTATCAACGGCAGCTACCTCAAAGAGGACCAATGGGAAGAGCAGAATGGCTCAATGGTGAAGACCAAAGAGGCCAACAAGCTCATGGTCAAGCGTTGGTTGCGTGAAGGGACCTTTCCTGTCACAGAGCAGGACACAGAAGAAGGCCGCCGGGTTCGTCAATATTTCAACACCTTCATCATGCGAGAGCTAGCGGGCAAGCTCAATGACTTTGAGCGCCAGGCACTCAAGCTGGCCCAAAAGCAAGAGTTCACAGGCCGTGATCTCTACGACTTTGCTGTGATATCATGCTTGCCCTCTGTGGCTCGTCGTGATCTACAGCGTCAAGAGATCAAGCGGGAGATCTATCAGAGCGAGCAACTGGTAGGTTCTGTGGGCCAAACTATCGTGGGTGACTTCACCGTGATCAACTGCTGGTTCAACCAGAACTACTCCAAATGGCGTGTCCAGGGTCGTATGGGCGAGGCTTTCGTGGACTTCTGGTTCTCGAAGGAGCTAGTTGGGGAGCTGAAGATCAAGGGCAAGATCAAAGCCGTTCGTGGCGATAAAACAACACAGCTCAACTATGTTAAGATCATCGGTTGACAGTATCTGAGAGCGGTGTTATACTAATGACACTGAGAGAGTAGTTAGTTTAATCATTTTTTAAAGCGAGGTCTATATGAGCAAAGCACAAGACGTTTCCGTCCGTCAAGTTGGTCCTAAGCGAGCCAAGCGGGCTATCAACAAGGCGATCCAAAAGCGCCGTCCCGTATTCCTGTGGGGCCCTCCAGGTATCGGTAAGTCCGATATCGTCAAGCAGATCGGTGAGGATGCCGGTCGTGAAGTGATCGATATCCGTCTGCCACTTTGGGAACCTACAGACATCAAGGGTATCCCTTACTTCGATTCCACTGCCAATACTATGGTGTGGGCACCTCCTGCAGAACTTCCTAGCGATCCAGATAGCAAGGCTATCATCTTCTTGGACGAGCTCAACTCCGCTCCTCCGGCAGTTCAGGCCGCGGCCTATCAGTTGGTGCTGAATCGTCGTGTCGGTCAGTATAAACTGCCTGCAGGTGTAGACATCGTTGCCGCTGGTAACCGTGACGGCGACAAGGGTGTTACCTATCGTATGCCTGCTCCGCTGGCTAACCGCTTCCTGCACTTGGAGATGAAGGTAGACTTTGACGACTACCAAGAGTGGGCTACTGCCAACAAGATCCACCCTGAGGTCGTTGGTTATGTGTCGTTCGCCAAGCAGGACCTCTATGACTTCGATCCTAAGGGTTCTTCTAAGTCGTTCGCAACTCCGCGTTCTTGGTCTTTCGTCAGCGATCTGCTCACAGATGACGACACTGACACTGACACGCTGACTGATTTGGTTAGCGGTGCTATCGGTGACGGCTTGGCTGTGAAGTTTATGGCTCACCGTAAGATCGCAGGTCGCTTGCCTAAGGCAGAAGAGATCCTTAAGGGCAAGGTCAAGGACCTGCAGATCAAAGAGATCTCTGCGATGTATTCTTTGACTGTTAGCCTCTGCTACGAGCTCAAGGAGCAGGCAGAGAAGAAGGCTAAAGATTGGGACGATCAGGCGGATTACTTCTTCCGCTATATGATGGATAACTTCCCGACTGAGATTGTTGTTATGGGTGCTAAGACCGCTCTCAGCAACTACAACTTGCCGTTGGATGCTACGAAGATGAAGAGCTTCGACGAGTTCCACAAGCGGTTCGGTAAGTATGTTTTGTCAGCAATGGAGAATTAAGACCTCGCCCATTGCTAGGGCTACGGGCTTCTCAGGGCTCGTAGCCCACCTTTTTTGGTTGACAAGGGTGCCAGATGGTGCTACAATAGATACATACAGTTAGGAGAGCGAACAATGGACCCAATCATAGATAAACTTACAACTGCCCGAGTAGGACTGCTACTTAAGGCTCCTTTCTTTGGTAATATGGCTACCCGTATGAAGCTCATTGATGCTTCCGACTGGTGCCCTACTGCCGCTACTAATGGCAGGGACTTCTTCTACAATAAGAAGTTCGTTGAGAAGCTCACGGTTAAGAAACTAGAGTTCCTGTTTGGACACGAGATCTGTCACTCTGTCTTTGATCACTTTGGTCGTGTAGGCTCACGAGATCGCCAGCTGTCTAACATCGCACAGGACTATGCTGTAAACCAGATCCTCGTAGATGAGCGTATCGGTGACAAGATCACCGAAGTTAAGATCTGTTATGATCCACAATACCGTGGTATGGCCTGGGAAGAGATCTACGACATCCTATATGAAAAGGCAGAGAAGATCCCTATGGATCAATTGCTTAAGGAATTAGGTGATGTCTTAGACGAGCACATCAAAGAAGGTGATGGTGAGGGTGATCAGGAAGGCAAAGGCAATCGTCCGGGTCTCAGCAAGGAAGATGCACAGAAGATCAAGGACGAGATCAAAGAAGCAATGATCCAGAGTGCCGCGGCCGCTGGTGCAGGCAAGACTCCTGCAGGTATTATGCGTATGATCAAGACCCTCACTGAGCCTAAGATGAACTGGCGTGAGATCATTCGTCAGCAGATCCAGAGCATTGTTCGCAATGACTACTCCTTCCAGCGTCCTAATCGTAAGAGCCAGCACACGGGTGCCGTGCTTCCTGGTATGATCCCGGACACTACTATTGACGTGGCTATTGCATTAGATATGTCAGGCAGTATTGGACAAGAGGATGCAACTGTATTCCTTTCAGAAGTCAAAGGTATTATGGACCAGTACGAGGACTTCAACATCCAATTGTGGTGCTTCGACACTGACGTTTACAATCACGTCAAGATCGGACACGACAACTCCGATGATCTGTTGAGCTACGAGCCTCAGGGTGGCGGCGGTACTTCATTCGAAGTCAACTGGGAGTTTATGCGTGACAACGATATCCAGCCCAAGAAGTTTATTATGTTCACAGACGGCTACCCCTGCGGTACCTGGGGTGAAGAGGACTACTGCGATACCTTGTTCATCGTCAAAGGCAACACATCTGCAGAATCACCTTTTGGACAGACTGTTATCTACGAAAAGGATATCTGATGAGCCCTACCACACCTAGGTTCCCCGACGATCCTATGGACTATGATCTACCTCCGCACACAGATTGTGGAGTGCCGGCGGGTGTGGCTTTTTAGCCACAGACCCCGCTGCTACGTGTGTGCGTAGTTGACAGCAGAACATTTTGGCCTTATACTATAGGCTAGACAGTTAAGAAAGGAGCGGCAAATGGAACTACTATTAGCGTTCATCGCAGGTGCTGTTGTGATGGACTTTATGTGGGCCTGGCGTATGGGCATACCCCAAATGCTTTGGTACCGATTCAAGCATCGTAATGATCCCAAACCTAACTATCGCGAATGGAGTGAAGACTGATGAAGATCCTATTAGCATTTCTCGCTGGTATGTTTGTAGCAACTGTGGGCATCTCTGGTG